TCATCGATGGATTCCCCTGGGCTCGGCCCTGAAGTTGTTGGCGCGTGAGTGCCTCGACTGTAGCGCGACCCGGCGCGCGCGTTCAATGCATGGATGTTGTTCGTGTGCAGCGGCGTGCAGGGTGTCGGCCCTCAGCTGACAGTCGATCACTGACATCACCGGCCCTCGGCTTTCGCGATGACCAGATCGAGCAAGCGCGCGACGTTGCGCGCCAATTCCGGCGCGGCATTCCCGTGCGCGTAGCTTTTCGAGCGCGTGATACGCGGCCTGCGCGGCGTTCAGCAGCTCCGGCGCCGCGGCGATCAGGCGCGCGTCCTCGGGATTCGTCCGGAACGCCGTCCAGCCGTCGCGATGCGGAATCGTGACGGTGAACTTGCCGTCCCACTCCCACGGTCCCGGCGTATGTGCGCTCATGAGCGTCCCTCCGCTTTCGCGATGGCAGCGTCGGCCATCCGTAGGATTTCGGTCATTGCCTCGTCGCCGTGCTGCAACGGCGCGAGCCGGATCAGCCGCAACGTCATGAGTAACTCCGGCGCCGCAACGATTAGCCGCGCGTTGGCCGCGACCAGTTCGGGCAATTCTTCGTGAGGCTTCCGCGGGCGCTGCATCAGCCGGCAGACGCCTTCGTCGCCGCGCTCATTGGTGATGAAGTCACCATCGCTGCGTTTCCAGATCCGCCACGGTCCCGGCGTATGCGGGCTCATGATCGGCCCTCGGCTTTCGCGATGGCGGCGTGTATGAGCGTCAGGTCGCCGATGCACTCGCGATCGCAGATCTCGATGCAGCTTTTCAGCGCCGCGAGCAACTCCGGCGCCGCGGCGATCAGGCGCGCGTTGGCGGCCGTTTCGTCCATGCGCTCCGTGACACGGGCCACCGCTTGTAATTGCGGCATCTCGCCCATCGTGCCCTGTCCCACGATGCGGCGCGGACCGATCGTGCGGTAGTCGAGTTCGCTCACGTGCCACGGGCCCGGGGTATGCGTGCTCATCAGCGTCCCTCCGCTTTGGCGCGTTCCACGTAGGCCACCAGCGCCGCATAGACCTGCGGCTCCAGCACGATCCAATGCGTCACGCCGCCGCGATCGGTTTCGAGCTTGAGATCGCCCCACTCGATCGAGACGTACACGCCGTCGCCGATGTACTCCTTCGTCGGTCTATCAGGCATCACGCCACCTCCGCGTTATCGGCCCACGATCGGATCTGCGCTTCCTTGCTGTCGACTTCGTCGAGAAACGCGCGGACGTTCCGCTCGTACAACACGAGATCGAACTGCCCCGCCGTCACGCGCCCGATCGCGAGCTGCAGCCCGGGCGGGAAGCGGTCATCAAAGGACACGTAGTCGGCCCACGCGGCGCCGGTGATCCAGAGCGCGTGCGTGAGCTGCAGCAGATGCGCGCGCGGGATCCGGCCGGTTTCGAGGAACGCGAGGTGCGTCGCCGGCGTGCAGCATTTGAGCTCCAGGAGGCCGTCGAAGTCATCGATCAGCCCGTCGGGCGAACAGCCCGCGGCGAGCGTGTCGTGCGCGACGAAGCCGACCTGCTGGACCGTGACGTCGCAGGTGTCTTCGTAGAGCGCGCGCGCATCGGCTTCGCGTGAGAGCCCGTAGAGCATGTCGGACGTCACGGCCAGGCGGTCCTGCGGCGCGCGGGTGATCCGTTCGAGCACCAACTGCGTGCGGAGCTGCGCGCGGCCCTTCGCTTCGCCCCGTTTCACCTGGGCGAGCATGTCGGCCGCGCGCGAGCTGGTGACGCGCCCGAGCCGGGCCTGGCGCCAGGCGTCGGTGCGCTGCGTCGAGGTGAGGATGCGCATCAGCGTCGCTCCTCAGAACGGAATGTCGTCGGCGGTGATCTCGGGGTTGTTCGCCGCGTGCTGCGCGCCGTTACTGCGCACGACGGGCGGCGCCGGCGGCGCGACGATCGCGGGCGTCGGCCGACGAACCGGCGGCGCGGCGCGCACGGGCGCTTTGACGCGGATGCAGTCGACGGTCTCGCCGCCGAACTCGGTCTCGGTGGGATAGAGCGTGATCGTGTTGCCGTACCAGTCTTCGGTGAGCGCCGAGCCGATGATCTCGACGATCTTCCGCGCGTTCGTCTTGTTGAGGATCATCCCCTTCACTTTGCCCACGAAGTAGACGACGGCTTTCCGCTCGCGCTCGCGGCCGACGAGCTTGAAGTCGACGTGCTCGATCGTCACCACGACGTCACGGCCCTGCAGGTCGGACGCTTTCAGGTAGTTCGACAACGCATCGTTGATGTTCGGCATGATCCTGACTCCTTCAGGGGCGATCGTTTCCGAGTCGTACGACAGCGGAGGTCACGGTTAGTACGTTGTTAGTACGGTGTCAGCGCTCGGCGATCTTCAGCCGCCCGCAGCGCCGGCACTTGAGCACCGACGGCCGGACCCAGTCCCACCAGCAGCGCGGCGTGCAGGGCTGATCGGCCGGCTTCGGCCGCAGCTCGACGTCGACGAAGGGGCGCACCGTCCCGGACGTGTCGACGCCCACACGGACGACTTCGACTTCGACGAACGGGACACGTTCGGGCGCGAGGAATTTCGGGCGGCTCACGACGGCACCGCCGGATCGACGGGGCGATCGTCGGGCACGCAGTCGATCCCGTAGGCATCGAGCGCGCGCATCACGAGCAGGCGCGTCAGCGCGGTGGGAAACGACAGCGTCTGCTGCGTCCCGGAGCGAAAGACGACATGGAGACGAAACACGGAAGCCTCTGCTTTCTGCCGGGTGGCGAGGCTCCCGTAAAATGGCGGGCAGCCCGCGTAGCCGACCGGTACTCGGTGAACGGGTTAGGGACCGTCGGGTGTTATCAGCACTCGGCGGCCCCGGTTCCGACTTACCCGCTCAGTCTACGGCAGCGTGGGACGTCTGTCAACAAAAAAGATTGACGGCTGGCACGGCGCTGCCGTAGACTCTCTGACATGACGGTCGCTGATGAAATCCGCGCCCTCCGCGCGTCGCTCGGAGAGAACACGGCGACCTTCGGCAAGCGCTGGCTTAAAACAGGCCGCGCGGTCGAAGACTGGGAGCAAGGCCGCCGCGTCCCGGATCCGTTCGTGCTCGCCGCGATCCGCGCCCTGGCGGCTCGGCGGACCAAAGCGCGGCGCGCGAAATGAGTGCTTGACAACCGATACGGCCCTGCCGTATAGTCTCTCTATCGGTCGCGGGCACCCCGCCCGCCGCCAGCTTCCAAAAAGGAGAAGCTGAGAGTTATGACCAACAACACCCCCGGCCTGCAGGACGTCCTCGCAGATCTCTCAGCGGCGCAGATCGCGTTGCGCCGCTCGTCGAGCGCGTTCGACGACACCGTTGCGGGCCTCCGTGACGCACTGACGGCCATTGCCGCGGCCAACCATGCGCAGGGTGAAGCGATCGACGCCGTGATCGCCGCAACCGAGAAAGCGTTGCGCCTCTTTTCGGCGAGCGATCGACACTAACCGGGTCGCGGGCCTTCGGGGCCCGCCGCCATCCCAGGAGAGGGCGAGAGCCATGACCAAGACCACCGAGCCCACCACCACCGACGCCGCTCGACTCAACAGCCTGTATCCCATCGAATTCGATCGGCCGGTGCAGGTCGGCGAGATTGTCGTCTCGCCGTTTCCCTACTGGCCGCTCCGGCCTGGCGAGCCGGCGAACGAAGAGCCCAGGCCGCTGCCAGCCGGCGCGCGGTTCCGTGTCGAAGACGTGAAAGAACTGACAGACGAGAACGACCCGCTCGTCGCGAAGCGGTGCTGGTATGCGCGATGTTCGGTCCTTCCGTTCGGACCAGTGCCGCGAGGATAAATGGACTGGCGCCTGCGCGGCATTCCGCCCGCCCTCTGGCGACGCGTCCGCGACAAAGCCGGCGATCGCCTGCGCGACGTGCTGCTCGGCCTGCTGCGCGCGTACGCGGACGGCGAGATCGATCCGCTCGCGCAACCGACACGCGGCCGCGCCGATTTCCCCCGCCTGGACTGCATGACGGAGGCCGAGATCGCGCGGACCTCGCCGCCGGAGCTCGCGAACCTCCCCGACGACTTCTGGGACGACGCGACCGTCGTGCGGCCGCCGCGCGCCCCGGCGAAGAAAGCGGCCGGCGGTCGATGACCGACGCCGACCTCGACGCGCTGCTCGTCCGGGCGTTCGGCCCGCTGCCCTTCGGCGAGCTCGCGGCGCGCCGGGCGCAATTTCGGCAGGCCCTGGCGGACTACACCGCGCGCTTCAACCGCGCCCTGGCGGAGTACACCGCGCAGCTTCTCCGCGATAGCGAATCGAGGCGCGAAGCATGACGCGGTCCCGCTCGCGCCTCGTCCGCTTTCTCCGCTGGCACTTCGCGCGCCTCGAGGACGGCGAGGCCCGGATCGTGCGCGCCCCGGTCCGCGGCCGTCGCGCGATCACCGGACTTCAACGCTGCGGCGATTACCTGTACGTGCAGCCGTGGGACTCGCTGCGGCGGGGCTATGTGAAAATGCGGTAAGTGACCGCGCACGATCTCCCGCTCGTCGACCCGCTGCAGGTCCGCCGCATCACGCCGCGCGGATCAATCGATCTCGTGGGCGGCGTCCTCGTGCTCGACACCTACGACGTCGACGACGTGGGCCCCGCGGATGCGCGGCTCGACTTCGATGAGGCCGTCGTCGACTGCTCGCAGCGGATCTTCCAGATCACGACCGCGATGATGATGAGCGCTACGCGCCCGCTGGCGCTGTCGGTCTTCCCCAGTCGCCGCTGGCGGAACTTCCGCACGGCCCAGCACATCGAACGCCTGCCGGACACCGACCATCCACTGCTCTATCTGGGGAACCCGGTGCGGCTGTTCGCGGACGGCGGCGGGATTCAAGTGGTGAGCGGTCCGGAGTTCCTGATCAAGAGCGGGCCCGAACTCGGGTACTAACCCTCGCGGCCGCGGGTGTGGTCCGGTGGCGTGGTCTCCATACCCTCAGTCTACCGCCGCGCCCGTGCCCGCGATCCCTTCCGCGGCACTTTGATCAACCCGAGCGCGGCCGCGGACCGCGTGTCGAGATCGTCCCCGAGCGCGTCGAGCGCCTGCCGCCGGCGCCGGCGCACCAGGCCCGCACGTTCCGCGACGATCAGCCGCCGTTCCGCCTGCGCCAGGAACCCAGTCAACCGATCGGCGACCGCGGCCGCGTGCAGCACACACCAGCTCGCCACGGTCAGCCGCGGGATGATCTCCACCCGATCATCGGGCGGGTACGGCACAGGCGGCCGGCGCGGCGGGCTCCACCACCAGACGATCGACATGGGTGCTACACTCGGCGGTTGCCGCCTGCGTCAAATGACTTGACGCGGTAAAGGGGTTCGCGCCCCTTAAGGAGTACCGTATGCCGTCACGCACGCGCAACAAGACGACGCCCGCGCATCCGCTGGTGACCACGGCGATGCCGTTCCCGGCGGGCGAGGCCCCGACGACGACCACAATCGCCCGCGGCCGCACCGCGACTGCCGCCCGCGGGGCGACCGGCCGGGCCGCTCAGTTCGGCAGCGTGAAGGCGCTGCAGTTCCTGTCGCTCCCACGCAACAACGCCAATCAGGTCCTCGGCACGCTGAAGGCGTCGTCGCTCGTCAACTACGTGAATCTCATCTGCACGATCGAATCCGCCCAGCCGGGCTTCATCGCGCAGAATCCGGAGTGGGCGTACACGGTCGGCGCGCAGATGTTCGGGACCGAGTGAGCGGCGCCCTGATGGCTGAGCGCACGGAACAGCCGGACGCGCCGTTGCCCTGCACGCATCCGGAGGCGTGGCAGCAGTACCGAGCGCACCTCGACGAGGTGGTCTGCAAGTGTGGCGCGCGGCGCCCCGCGCGGCCGCACGCCGCGTGGTACCGGCCGGATGACGCGATCGACCGGCGGGAGCCGTCCGAACGGTGACGCCGAGTGTCGGCCGGATCGTGCACTACGTCGCGTACGGCACGCCCGGCGGCGAGTTCCCCAGCGGGATCTGCCGCGCAGCGATCGTGACGCAGGTCCCGGCGGCCGTGCCGACCGCGGATCCGCGCGTCCGGGTGGATGTGTGTGTGGTGAATCCGACGGGCCTGTTCTTTAATCTGAACGTGCCCTACGACGAGCGGCGCGCGCCGGGCTCGTGGCACTGGCCCGAGCGCGAGCCCGACGGCCCGCGGCAGTCCGATCGCTAGCCGGTCGCGCGGATCGCGCGGACCAACTGCGCATCAAACGTCGCGACCGCGTCGTCGTCGAGCATCTGCAGGAGCTGCACGCTCTTGCTGCGCACCGTGCGCTCACTCCAGGTCGGGCGCACATGGTGCGTCAATTCGTGGAGCGCGACGAAGACGCGCAAGAGTGGAATGTTCAGCGTGATCGAGCCGTCGGCGAGATCGTGCGCGCCGAAGACGTAGAGATCGGGATGGCGGATCGGCGCTTCGACGATCGTGGTCGTCGGGACGGCTTCGACGACGTCGCGCAGGAGGCGGTCCGCGGCGCGGGGGCGTTTCGTCGCTTGCGCGGCGCTCAGTAACGGCACGACGACTCCGCAGCGGAGAGGCGAGTCGCGGACCGTGTCCGATCGCGGCCGCGAGCCGCGTGCGACATCTGCGCACCGCCGCCCGGCTGACCTACGCGACTCATAGAGACTTCGGGGGACTACGGCTTGACCGATCCGCCGGGCGTGATCTTGTACGCGCTCACGACGGTCGCGACCAGGCCGACGATCGCCACGTAGCGGCGGATGGGATCCGTGAGCAGATCGGCTTGCGCCGTCAGCGTCAGCGCGACACTCGCCACCAGCCCAGCCCACCATTTCACGTCGTCGCGAAACATCAGCGCGGCTCCTCAGAAGCAAGAAATCGGATCGCGATCCGCACGGCGCCGTCGCGCAGCTCGACGTGCAGCGTCTGCCCGCGCAGGACGCGCAGCGCGGCGCGAAACATCGACTCGCCGGTCACCGGATCCCGCGAAAAAACAGATGGTGGCCGACGAGCGCGACCGGACTATGGCCCTTCGCCCATGCCGGCGGGCGCTTCAGCCAGTCGGCGTAGTAGTGCGTCGCCCCGCGGACCGTGTCGGGGATCCACGCGTCGAGCGCGTGCGCGATCCCGACGCAGGCCTTGAGCGTCGGATCGTCCGGGAGCGGCGCGCCGCGGTCGAGCGCCTGGCGCAGGTGATCGACGATCATGAAATTCGACAAGCCGCCTTCCGGCGTCCAGCACGAGAACTGGTGCGGCGCCTGACACACGGCCGTGTAGCCCGGGCCCCAGCGGCCGTCGCGCACGCGGTTGCGAATCACGTTCGCCACGGCGATCTGGCCTTCGATCGGTTCGCCTCGCGCTTCGCCGTAGATCGTCAAGGCGACGACGTCGATCGGCGTCATCGCGGCGGCTCCGGCTGGCAGGTCTGCCGGGCGCGATCGTCCTGGGCGACGTTGAGGCAGATCGCGCGCAAGTAAAACGTCGTGGCGCTGACGTGGTCGTGGACCTGCGTGTCGATGCGGTCGAGGGACGCGTTGACGTGCCCCGTCAGCCACCACACGAGAAACAGCGCGAGCAAGGTCGCGAGCCCGTGGCGCTCGAGGAAGCGGCCGATCGTGGTCAGGGTCTCGGATCGCGCGCGCATTACACGAGCCCGCGGTAGATCTGGAGAATCCGCGCGCGGAGTTTCGCGAGCGTGTCGAGGGCGACGGGCGGGTTCGGGATCGCTTCGTACAGGCCCTGCACGACCGCGCGGATCAACTCGTCGTTCGCGCGCGTCGTCGACAGGTCGTTCTTGATGTTCTGCACGGTCGTCGGGTCCTGCGGATCGATCGTCGCGAGGATCTGATCGCCCTGCGCGCGCTGCGCCGGCGTCGCGCTCGGCTGATAGTGCACGCGCCACGTCGCCCGGTCCTGTTCGTCGCCGACGGCCGCGCCGCTAATCGGGATGCCCGCATCGCGCAGGGCGCGGTCAACCACCCAGACGACGGGAATCGAGAAGGCCATTAGCCCTGATACCTCCCAGAGATGCCCGACTGCGCCCGCGCGCTGGAATTGTTCGACCGCATCGTCAGCGTCCCGCCCGCCGTGGCCTGGAGCCAGGCATAAAAGTGGCGCCCCACCGCTGGCACCTTCGCGATACTGGCCACGGCGGCGCCGGTGTTAGTCCCAGAGGTTGCATTGCCGGTGCCTTGCAGCGCATCGGTCATCGCTACGGTCGTCGAGTCTTCCCCGATCGAGGTATCAAACGACAGATCGGAGGTAGCCGCTCCGACGAGCACCGCCGTGAGTGTCAGCGTGTCTTCCGGCCAGCCGACCACGAGGTCGACTTGATTCGCCGCGGAGGCGTTGACTTGTTCGAAAGTCAGGGATGTGGTCGTCCAGCTGTTGGTGCTTTCCTTCCGCACGAGCGCGCGGTCGACCCGGTTGTAGTAGTTCCAGAGATACCGCTTGACCTTGCTGTCTTCCGTCTGTCCGCTCACGGTCGTTGTCCGGAACGAACACAGGTACCGGCGCGTCGTCGCGCCGGACTTCGCGAGCACGCCGTCCTGTGTCGTCAACGCCGTGGCGCGCGTCGTGTCATTCGTCCACGCGAGGGTTTCGTAGGTCGGCGTCGAGGACGCGTCGTACGCGAACACGTCGTACATCGTGCTGGTCGTCGCCGGCACCGCGAATGACGTCGCCGTGACCGTGCGCAGATTCCAGTTCGCGCCGTCGTAGAGCGCGATCCGGTTGCCTTGGTACGGTTCGATGTAGACCGACGTCGCGGCGGTGACGTCGCTCGTCGTGACCGGCGTCCCGCTCGTCAGCGTGCAGCGCGCGTTGACGGTGGACAGATCCGTCGTCGGGTTGCTGCTGCCCGGGACCGCGAGCACGTTGTCGACGGTGCGCAGCACCGAGCCGTGCGCCGGCGCCGTGCACGCCGTCTCGTACGTGAACTTGTAGCTCGTGCCCACGGACAGCCAGGCGACGAACCGCCCGGCGGAATCCGCCACGATCGGGTTCGTGTTCGGCGTCGTGAGCGCCGAATCGGTGTAGGTCGTCGCCGGCGTCGTCGTGCCCGCCGCGTATGTCCATACGCAGCCGCCGCTGACCGGATTGCCGTTGGTGTCGAACGACGTTTGAAACGGCGTCGGCATCAGCGTGCCGGTCGCGCCGAAGAGGGTCGGCACGAACAGCGCGATCAGCAGTAGACTGAGCACGCCGCGCATGGTCCTGGGAGTCCTGGTCGGGGTCGTCGTCATCGCTGCTCTTCTGGTCCTGGCCATTTGCCGGTCGTGTTCCGGCCCTTCACCGTCTGCCGCACGGCCGCGTCGGTCGGCAGGTTTGCCGCGAGCTTGCGCATCGCCGCGATCGCCTCGCGGGCCTGCGCGTCGGTCTTGCCCGCCGCGCGGAGCTGCGTGTAGACCGCCGCTTCCGGCGGCGTCAGCCGGAGCGTCGCTGCCGATTCAGCAGCTGGCGGCGGCGCTGGCGATTCCCCCGGCGTTGCGGCGGCAGGGCGATCACCTCGAGGCGCTGTACCACCGCGCGCAGTTTCGGCGGGTGAAGTAGATCCCGCACTCTTCGCCGCCCGCGCGGCCTTCGCTTGCGCCTGCGCCTTCCGCACCGCGTCCGCCATCGCGTCGTTGACCGAGCGCGGCGATCGCGGCGGAGCAGGCGCCGGCGTGGCGACAGGTTCGACGGGCGGCGCGATCGCGGGCGTCGACGGCGCCACGCTCTGATTCGGGAGATACCGATCGAAGCCGGGCACGCGCTCCGCGACGGGCTGCTCGGCGACGCTGATCGCTTTCAGCATCTTCTGCGGCTGCGTCAGGGAGAATTGCTCGACGGCCGCGCCCGGATTCACCGACACCCGACCGACCGCCGACTTCAACCGCGTGATCGCCGCGCCGGTCGCATCCATTGCGGCCAGCGCCGGCTTCGCGCCCATCGTCGCGATCGACTCCGGCGCGGACATCAATTCCGCGAGCGAGGCCAACACGTCGGCGTAGTACGTGCCCATCCGCGCGGCCGGTTGCTGCAACGCGGGCGGGAGCGTGGAGGCCCAGTTCGCGATCTTCTGTTGTAGCTGCTCGTGATCGACGCCGAGCGTGTTCGTGTCGACGCGCGTGCGCTCCGAGCCGAGCGGCTGTGACGCCGCCACGGCGAGCGGTTCGGACTGGACGACGGTCAGCTGGGATTCGGCCACGTCACTTCACCTTCGTGATGGTGCCGGAGGCATTGACGATCCACACGCTGCCGTCCGAGAGCGTGTGCCGCCCGGGGCCGACGCTCTTCAGCGCGGCGGCGACGTTCGTCGGGACGCTGACGGCGTTCGTGTCTCGCGGGCCGCCGATCTCCGGGTGCGCCGGATCGAACCCGTGCTTTTCGAGGATCTGCTTCGAGGTCGGTGACAGCGCCGAGAAGGCATCGTCGGCGCCCATCGCCTGGTGGTACTGGTAGTCGAACGCGGCGAGCTTCGAGCCCATCACCGGGATGAGCGTCTGGACGTAGCCGGCGAGCTGCTGCGGCGAGGCCGAACTCTTGATGCTCTGCTTCGCGGCTTCAATGCCGGAGACCGTCGCGCCGCTCTTGCTCAACACGCTCGCGACTTCGCCGGCGAGGGCCTCTTTCAGCGTCTCGAAATTCGTGACGTTGGCGGATCCGAACAGCGTCCGCAGCCGGTTGAAGGCGTCGTTGCCCGGCGTGAACGAGCTGTTGTTCATCTGCGCGGAGAGGCCGACGATCTGATCGATGTGCCCGATCGCGGTGTTGATGGCGTTGATCTGCTGCCCCTGCGTGCCGGTGGTGAACGCTTTCCGCGTCGGTGCGCGATTCGTAAACTGCGACGCGTCGTACGCGGGATTGACCTGGTTGACCCACTGCATGAGCGTTTCGCGCATGCCGCCGCGCATCGACGCGACCTTCGTCGGGTCCTCGTCGTAGTTGGCGATCTTCTTGACGGTCTGCCGCCACTGCGCGGGGACCGTCTTCAGGAAGTCGTCACCGGTTTTCGTCCAGTCGCCGGCGGCGCCGGCCTGCTGCGCGTTGTGGATCTGGACCGACGCGGGCGGGACCGGCGTGATGCGCGTCTCCGGGGTGTCGATCACACGGCCCGCGAGATCGGTGACGGTCTTCGTCTTCGGATCGACGAACACCTTCGCCGGCTTCCCGTCCAGCAGCACGTCCTTCCACTCGTTCGACGTCGGCGTCGTCATGAGATCGAGGGCTTTTTTGGACTGGTCGCGCGTCGGGCTCTCGGGATTCGCCGCGTCGGCGGCGAGCTCCGCGCGCGTCTTCAGTGTCGTCGTGCCGCCGACCAACACCTGCGTCGGATTCAGCGGATTGACCAGGCGATCGTGTTCGCCGAGTTTGATCGGCGCGGCGGTGGAGCGGCCCGCGAGGGCCTGCAGCATGTGCGGGACGGCTTCGGGCCGCTCGACCATCGGCACGAGAAACGAATTCGCTTCCTGCTGCGTGATGAGGCCGCTCTTGAGCGCCGCGGCGAGGCCCAGCTGCGCGTGCTCGAGATACGAGCCCCGCGGATTCGCCTCGTTCGGTGCGCCGAGCGTGAAGGCCGTCGACGCGATCCGGGCGAGTGTGTTCGTTTTGTGCTCTTCCCACTGCACGCGCGCCGTGCGCGCCTCCGCCAGGCTCTTGTTGATCGGATCGATGATGCCGGCGATGGTGCCCAGATCCGGCGGCTGCACGGGGCCGACGGCGCCGTCGGGCGGCGTCGACATGCGCGCCGCGAGGCTCTTCAGGTTGAACGTGCCGTCCTCATTGAAGATGCCCGGATCGCTCGCGAGCTGATTGATCCGCTGCTTCGTCTGTTCGACGCGCTGCGCGGTCGTCAGCTGCTGGCGCCGCTGATCGATCGCGAGCCGATCGGCTTCATCCGCGAGTCCCTGGCGCTTCTGCTGTTGGATCTGCTGCGGAATCGCGGCGACGGTCTGCGCGATGTTCCCCACCGCGCCCGCCCACGCCTGGCCGGAGGCCTCCGTCGCGCGCGCCTGTGCCGCGGCGACCTGCTCCGCCTGGCGCGCGGCAATGTCGCCGCGCCGCAGGATCAGATCGCCGATCGTGCCGACGTAGGGATTGCGGTAGCTGTCGTACTGAAACGGCGCCATTCAGATCCTCAGGCGGTCACGTACTGGAACGTTTTGTTGAACGTCGAGTCGCGCTGATCGCGCCACTTGTCGTAGTCGAACGTGAAGCGGTCCCAGGCGTTACGGTAGTCGAGCTCGTTCTGGCGCTGCCCCGCCGCGGCCTGCGTCGTGTAGGCCGTCTGGCCGGCGCCCGCCTGCGTGGTGTACGCGATCTGCTGCGGCGCGAAGCGGTCGAGCGCGCTTCGGTAGGCGATCTGGTACGGGTCGGCGTACTGCGTCTGGTAGTTGCGGTTGTAGACATCGACCGCGTTCGCGCGGTTCGTGTCGTACACGTCGCGCTTCCGGCCGTAGACGTCCTGGTAGCGCGTGGTCGCGTAGTTGTTGCCCCAGGCGAGGATGTCTTTGAGCGTCCCGCCGGTGTTGAGCGTGCCCTGCGCCGCCTTGCTGGCTTCGAGCGCGCGCTGCCCTTCGCTCCGCGCGAACTCGTAGCCCGGATCGGTCAGCGCGTCGGCCGCGGTCGGCGCGACGAACGCGTCGTACGCAAACGCCGGCGGCGGCGTGTAGGCCGGCGGATGAAAGTCCGGCGTCGGCGGGACGTACGGCATCCCCGACGGGACGACCGGGTACTGCGGCGTCGGCGCCGTGAACGCGCCGGTGAACGGCGACAGGATCCCGCCGATCGTGCCGGCGCCTCCGCCGGCGTCACCCGTCGGCGCCGGTGCGGTGTTGCCCCAGTACTCCGGGTGGTAGTACGGACTCTTCGTTGGATCCGTCGACGGCGTGGCGCCCGGCAGTTGATCAACCGGCGTCGGCGTGCCGTAGATGATCTGGCCGAAGTTCGGGCCGTAGCTCGCGCCCTCGGGCAGCGGCGGCGGCCAGGGGCCGGTGTAGCCGGCCGGCGGCGGGCCTTCCCACCAGTTGGTCGACGTCGACGACGCCGGGTCGTTCTCTGGCAGGTCTTTGTAGTCGGTGTCCTGATCGTACATGGGCTCTCGCGGTCCTTGGAGCGTTAGAAGTAGCTGCCGATCGTGCGCGGCTGATACACCGGCGCCTCGAGCGCGGGCGTGAGCGGGGATCGCGGGTGGAGCGTCGCGTAGCTGCCGATCGTCAGCGGCCGGCCGGTCATCGGCGCGCCGGAGGGCGGCGGCGTGCGCGCCGGCGCGGCGGTCGCGACGCCGGCGTAGGGCCCCGCTTTCGCGACGTCCGCGCCGCCGGCTTGCCAGCCCAGGAGCCGTTGCCAGGTGTAGCCGGGATCTTTCGCCCAGTGCGCCGCCCAGTAATTCGGGTCGTTGTGCTTGTTCTCGCCGTTGTAGGCGATGCGGTTCGCCTCCGCGATCGCGGTCGCGAGATCCTTCGGGACGGGCGGCAACGCACCGCTCGCGCCGGACGCGCCCGTCGCAGGCGCGGGACCGGTCGATCCCGGCGCCAGCGGCACGTACGCCGGAATGTCGCGCGGGCCGAGGCCGAGCATCGCGCCGAGCGTGGTCCCGAGCCGCGACTCGCGCGCGGCCCACTGGTCGTAGTTGCCGCGACGCGTCTGTTCGGCCATCGCTTCATCGCGCGCGGCTTGTTCTTTTTGGAACGCCAGCGCCTCGGCGTTGGATTTCGCGGTGACCTCGGCCGCGTGGTTCGCGGCGTCGACCTGGAGCTTCGCGGCCTTGTCGCTCGACGACGAGACTTTGTGCGCGCCGTAGATCTGCGCACCCGCCACCGCGCCCGATCCGACCGCCCCCCAGAACGCCGTGGCCGCCATCGGCGCCAATGCAAAAACAGGCATCGCTTCTTAACTCCTCAACGGCTGCACCGGCAGCGCATACGCGGGCGGCAACGCGACGCCGCCGCGCGATTCGATCAAGCGCGTCACCTCGGGACTGACCGCGGCGGTCAGCACCGACGAGAGCGATCGCGCGCCGGTCAGCTCACACAACAGCGCCCACAGCTTCACGAGCACGCGGCCGCGGCGCCGATGCGCCGGCGCGATCCAGAGCCCTTCCACATGCGCGACGGTGATCAGGCTCCAGCAGCCGACGATCGCGCCGTCCACGTCTTCCACGACGAACACCGTGGCGCTGGCCGGATCGAGATGCGGCAGCGCCGGACCGAGCTCCGTCTCCGCGAGGCGATTCCACTCCGCCGGCGGCAGCACGCGGGTCGTCACGACACGCGCTCCACGATGAGGCGCAGCGCGTATTTCATCTGCCCGGGCGTGTTCGACGCGTACGCCGTCGAGTAGCTGATCGCCGCGTTCGCATCGACCTGCACCTCGACGATCCCGCTCTGCACGCTCGTCGTCGTATCGCCCGTGATCGCGGCGCCACTGAGCGTCAGCGCGACGGCGCCTTCGGTCCACCGCGCGGTCACCGTCAGCGAGCTCGACACGCCGTCGACGGTCGTGATGCGCGCGTACCAGGCGATCCGGTAGATCCCGGCGGTCACCGTGCCGAGCGGGATCGCCGTCGCCCCGATCGCCGCGTTCTGATTCGTCAGCGTCAGGACCTTCAGCACCTGCGGCGCGGCCTGGACGCGCGCGATGATCGAGTCCTGCAGCCAGATGAACCACCCCTTCGCCAGGTAGAAGGGGTTGCGGCGCGCCGCGTCGGTCTCGTCGGTCTCGACGAGCGAGTCTTGGATCGGCGGCGCGGCAATCAGGCTCATCTACGCCGCCCGCCGATCGCGCGCGATGCCGCGCCCGTCGACGGCCGCGCCGGTCAGGCGCGCCACGATCGGATCGGAGATTGAGATTTCGGGCACCCACGCGCGCGGGCTGCTGCCGCAGCGCGTCCAGACGACGCGCGTGTCGTACTCGCCCTGCTTGCCGGCTTTCGCCCGGCGCTCGGTGCCCCACGTCTTGCCGAAGTCGTGCGAGATGCGCAGCATCACTTCCGGATCGCTGCCCTGCCCGGTCGCGGTGCCGAGGCCGGGATCGATCCCGAGCTCGAACCGATCGACAAACAGGCGGTCGCCGTCCGCGGGCGCGAGCGCCGGCGGAATCCGGACGCGGCGGATCGCCGTGCCGTCGACTTCGGTGCCGACCGTGTCGTCGAGGTACGCGAGGACGCCGCTCGCATCGCCGACCAGGTGCTTGCCGAAGGCGTAGGTGATCGCGCGCGGGCCCCAGACATCGAACCGGCCCGCGGCTCTGTTCCACGTCCCGCGCTCGTGCCAGAGCCCCGTGCGCAGGTCGTAGACCCAGGTCGCGTTCGCGCTCGGAAACTTCAGGACGTAGAAGGTGTGGCCGGCGCGCTGATAGACGAGCGCTTCGGCGTCGGCGATCGTGGCCGTCCGCTGGTACTCGGCGATTGCCGTGTCGAGCGCGTAGCTGTTGATCGGCTGCGGCACGTAGCCGCGCATCCGCACGACGACGCCGGCGCCGTCGGCATTGCGCGACAGCCAGAGGATCGAATCGCCGGCGGCCGCGATCGACCAGGTCGCCGCGATGCCGTACTCGAACTTGACGCCCGGCCGCGGCGCGAGCGGAAACGACGACGTCCCCGCGTCGTACCAGACTTCCCCGGTCTGCTCGCCGACCAGCACGACGTCGGGCGCCTTGACGAGCATCGCCTGCCAGTTGTCGGGCGCGCTCGAGCGGAGCGCGAACATCGTCGGATCGGCCGTCGAGAAATCGTTCAAGGCCGAGAGGCGGATCTTGCCGGCGGTCTGGTTGAAGATGACGCCGTAGCCGTCGAGCATCCCGATCTGTGTCGACTCGCCGACCAGCACCGCCGCGGAGAGCGTGTTCGTCGACAAGTTGAAGGCATAAAAGTTCGTCCCGCTCGACACCCCGAGCTGGTTGCCGCTGATGCCGTTGGCCGTGATCTGCGCCAGGGCGCTGTTGTAGGCGACCGTGCCGTATTTGGTGAACGTGCCCCCCGAAAAGACTTCGCCGAACGAGCTGCCGACGACCGCGAACGTGCGCCCGTTCATCGTGAAGAGCGCGCGCGTGCCGCTGTCGCTGACCGTCACGAACGCCGACTGCCCGGGCGTCGGATAGAGCGCCGGCCGGCCGGAGGCCGCGTCGTTCGGCTCGACGTACCAGTTCACCGTGCGCTCGCAGTTGGCGAGCGGACTCTGCGACGGACCGCTGGGACCGATGAAGCCGGGATAGTTCACGGGGCGATAAATCCGGTGAGCGTCGCGCCGAAGGCCGTCGCCGCGCTCGGCCGCACGCAGATCGCGTTGGCGGCCGTGGGAATCAGCGGCGTATCGAAGGCGAGGACCGCGAGAAACGGACTGGTCGTCGTCGCGTTCGTGCCCATCTGAATCTTGTGGGTCAGCGCGGTGATGCCCGTGGCGCAGTTCGAGCCGGTGCCGAAGACGATGTCGAGCGTTTGCACCGTCGCAGCTTGATTCGAGAACGTGGCGCCGGTGATGTAGGCGCGGAGGCCGGCGCCGGGCGCCGCCTGACACTGTGTCGTGACGGTGACTGCCTGGACGAAGCAGGAAAAGCGATTCGAGCTGCCTTCCTGCACGAACATCACGCCTTCCGTGGTGGCCAGCGATCGGCGCACGTTGCCGGCCGTGGCGGCCGTCGGCTGGGAGCCTTGCGCGATCGTCTCGACGCCCTGCACGATCACGTTCGCGGGCGCGGCGGCGTTATTCGCGGCGTCGATCGCGGCGCCGGCGTTGCCGACGAGGCCGACTTTCTGCACGCCGGACGCGGCGGTGCTCGTTGCGGCGCCGGCGATCTGCGCGACGTTGATGGCGCTATTCGCGTCCGGCGTGACGAGTAGCTTGTTGGTGAGCTGCGGCTGATCCGTCGCGAGGACGACGCGGAGGGTGCCCGCGTCCTTCACGCCGGAGTTGACCGACGTGGCGGTTCCGGCGAGCTGCGCGACGTTGATCGGTTCGTTATCCGGGAACGTGCCGACGTTCATCGTCGGCGTCGCCGCGAAGGCCGGCAGCGTGCCGCCCAGCGTGACTTGCCCGGTCCAGCGATCCCACGTGGTGCCGTCGAAGACGAAGGGGAACGTCCCGACGCGCGAGAGATTCGTGGCGGTGTTCGATTCGTTGTCGGCGGGACTCGCGCCGGCCGGCAGCCGGCCCGTCACGGTCGCGTCGAGCGCGAGCGCCGACGTGTTGAGATTCGTCCCCGCGTTGGCGGTGATCGATCCGCTACTCACGGTGACCGCGGGCGTGTTCTTGACCTGGACCCACGCGCCGCTCGTCGTATCGCCGCGCCAGCGGTCCCAGGTCGTGCCGTTGAAGACGACGCCGAAGCTCGCGGTCTGCGGAATCGTTGGATTGGCGACGCCGTCGGCCATCAGGACCGCCGCGGCCGATCCGCAGCCGCTGTCACAGACGACATGCGGGACGTTGGTGACGGCGACGCCGTTGGTCGTGCCGGGCGTGGTCTGATCGATCGCGACCGTGCCGCCGCCGCAGCCGCTGCAGCTGTCGACGATCACGTGACTCGGCAGCGTGATCGGGAACACCTGCGCCGACACCACGGCCGCCGTGGCGAGGCCGATCAGCGTGAGAAGCAGGCGTCGCATCAGTGCCAGATGATCACGGCGGTGCCGCCGCCGCTCGATTTCAACCAAAACGCCGGTTCGTAACTGTCGAACTGCGTGCGGACGATCGGGAGCGCCCGTTCGTAGCCGCTCGTAATCACGAGGTACTCGGTCCCATCCGAGGCCGTGTGGACTTCGAGATCGGTCGCCGTCGCATTGCCGACGCTGACCGCGGTAAAGGCCTGCGGCGGCGTGATCGCCGTCAGGACGCCCGCGCTGAGCGTCACGCGCGCGATCCGAAAGGCTCGCGACTGGGCCACGGCGTTACCGCACCCGGCCGTGCGGGTTGAGCGGCGCCCGCAGATGGACGAGCGACCAGATCGCGATCCCGAGCTGTGCGGCCTGGACGCCGACGAGGACGAGGAGCGCGGTCAGCATCACGAGATCTGGCGGATGTTGCCTTCGACGTTGTACGTGACCGTCGTGTACGTGCCGGCGGCTTGCGTCCGGATCGTGATCGCGGTCGCGGCCTTCGCCCGGATGTGCATGTGAATGCCCATGTACGGGACCGCGCCGTTGGCGTTCGCGACCGAGGTGACGATCGCGGAGCCGGCGACGAGCGTGAACGGCAAGGTCAGCGTGCGCGCGGTGTTGCCTTCATCGGTGTAGGCGCATTCGATGGTGAAGGTGTGCGTCGTCGCCGTCGTCACGAGCACGTTCGCGGAGACTTCAAACGAGCCGTCCGCCGCGCCGACCGTGTAGGTCGCGACGCTCGCGTTCGCGGCGGTCTGCGCGGTCGCGCGCCCGGCCGCCTGAATCGCCGGCACGCCCCAGCCCGCCGTCGTGACGTTGTTGTAGGTCGTGATCTTGCCGGCCATCTGGCCGGCGCCGTTCATCGCCGCGGCCGGCGTGACGACGACCGGCGCCGGCGTCAGCACACCGGGGGTGACCGTGGCGGTCTGCGCCACAGCGATCGCCGGCGCGAGCGCGAGCAGAATGGTGAGGAGCAGGCGGCGCATCAGTTCGCCGCCTTGTAGGTGCAATCGAGTTGACCGGAGGTCGCGCCCGTGCGAATCGCGCGGAAGTTCAAGAGGTCTTCGCGGTTGCTGAACGTGATCGTGTCGCCCGGCTCGAGGAGCTGCCCCACCGACGCGGTGACCGTCGTCGCCGCCGGATCCACGTAGAGGTAGCTGATCTCCGCCGTGCGCAAGCGGCACGACGCGGAGGTCATCGGCGGTTTGTTCGACGGCGTGATCTTCGCGGCGGTGAAGCCTTTGCCGCCCGCCGTCGCGTCGACGGTGATCTGTTCGAAATCGTAGTAACTCGCCGCGAGCGTGACGCTGAGCGTCAGCGCGACCAGCAGCGCAAGCAGAATCCGGTTCATGAACTCAGTCCCGTTCGGTAGTTGAAGGATCCGCGCGGCCCGGAGCGCGGCATGCCGCCGTCGACGGTCGCAATGCGCGGCGTGACGTCGTTGTTGCCGAAGATGGTGGCGCGCGCGTCGCGCGCGTGCGTTTTGAGGTCCGCCGACACGACCGCGTTCGGGTACGCCGGGCCGAGACTCTCCGCGAGCGTCAGGGTCATCGCCTCGCGGTACCCGGGCGGCTGCGAAAACACGTCGGCCGCCGCGACCGACGCGAGCACGACCCGCGCCCACAGCTCCACGCTGTAGGCGTTGCTCGGCACCGGGTAGAAATAGAGCTTGCCGTTCGGCCAGTCGGGTTCGTAGTAGACGTCGGTCGGATCGCCGCTCAGCGCGGGCAGCGCCAGACTCGTATACCAGCCGACGTCGCCGTTGTGGACCGTGATCGGGCGGCGCGTGCCGTTGATGACGAGAGTCGCGGCGGTGAGCTTCACCGGCCGCTGCGAGAGCGTCCAGGTCGCGCCCGTCGGCCCGATCGTGTGCGGACTCAGGCTCGTCGTCAGCGTGAACGGGTTCAGGACGTCGTTGTAAACGGCCTGGCCCTTCGCGTTCCAGAGATCGATCAGGCGATTCAGCTTGCCGAGGCCGAACGCCGCATCTTCGGGCGAGAGCACTTCGCCGGCGCCGAGGATGTTCAGCTCGCAGTAGGCGTCGGTGACGAGATCGCCGTAGGTGAAGGGCATTTACTTCTTCGCCCGCTTCCGCGCGGGCGCGTCGACGTCGACGGCGACCGGCTCGGGATCGACTTGCTCGAGGACAACCCAGCCGTCCGCCAGCGCCGTCTCGAGACTGTCGGCCGTGTAGACGACCCAGATCGCGTCGCCCTTCTGCACGGTGACGGCGACCGGATCGGCCGACCAGCCGGCGTGCAGCGCGGCGACGTACGCGTCTTCGCTGGTGACACGCAACAACGCGCCGCCCGCTTGGTGAACGAGTCGAGGAAACGTCAGATCAGGCATGGGATCCAGGAGCGCGCCCCGGCGAGACGATCCCGCCGAGGCGCGTCAGGGATTTAGTGAACGAAGGTCCCGATCGAGTAGATCGTGTAGGTCTCGCTGCCGGCCGCGATGGCCGTGATGCGCACGAGGAACCGCTTCGTGTTGTTCTGCGCGATGGTCGCCGTGCCGCTCACGGTGCCGCCGCTGCCGGCCGCGATCGTGATCGTCTCGGCCGCATCCGCCGTGTTGCGGATGTCGAACTGGAACGAGCTGCCGACCTGACAGCCGGGAATCGCCGCGACCAGGAGCGCTGCCGTCGGCAGCGTGTCGGTCCGGCCCGCGCCGTTCGGGTCGCGGAGGATGAGGCCGCCGAGGATCTGTGCGGCCGTCAGGGTGAGCGCGCTGGCCGTCGCGTCCGTGGTCACCGTTAGGAACGGATAGACCAGCGTCGAGAAGTGCGGCATCGTGCGCGCGGGAGAGAGCGAAGCGCCAAGACTCATTGAAAACTACCTTCAGGTGCCCGCACTCCCGTCGTGTGTGTGCACGAGGGCGCAAGGCGAAAACGACGCCGCCGATCACGCGACCGGCGGCGTCAGAGGTGAACGATCGATTACGCGCCGGCGACTGCCACGGCGCAGGCGTCGTTGTAGAGCTCGCCGTAGCCGATGCAGGCGTCGAAGCGGTTGGTGAACCGGCTGATCGTGTTGTCCCACTGCCGGATGAAGCGCACCGCGATGCCGGAATCCGGATCGCGTTTCTGGCTGACGAGCTCGACGGACGAATCCTTCGGCTCCTCGAGCTCCACGCCGACGAGCGCGAACGCGTTCCGGTGCAGCGCCAGGCTGACCGTGCCGCTCTTGCCGTTCGGCGAGCTCGTGCCGGGCCACAGCGTCAGCGCCGCGGCTGCGACCGGCAGCGCGTCGACGTTCTGGTACTGCGAGCCGGGGCCGTACATCGCCGGCGAGAACGACACCGTCGCCGCGGACGACGCGCCGGTCGCGTCGGCGGTGACCGTGAAGGTCTTCGCCGCGCTGCCGAACGTGCGTCGCGTCATCGGGTTGACCGGCAGCACGCTGGCGATCGAGAACTTGTCGCCCTTCTTGAACGTGTCACCGGTCGTGCACGTCAGCGCGATCGAGGTCGTGCCCTGCGCGGTCACGGTCGACGTCACGGTGACGGCGCCGGCCCACGTGCCCGCCGTGTGGCGGTACAGGGACATCGAGCGGTAGAAGTCGAAGTCGTCGGCCTGGCCGACGATCCCCTTGCGGAACATCTTGCTGACGTCCGACACGGGATTCATCCAGGTGACGGTGGTCTTCTTGAGCGTGCGGTTCAGCGCCGGCGAGAGGAGGAACGCTTTCTCCCCCTCGGGGCAGCCGAGCTCGAACATCTTCTGCGCGGCCGCGCCGGTCGCGCTGTCGAAGTCCGCCGGATCGGTGCCGAGCACGCCGGCAACACTGGCCGCGTGCTGGTACGCGTACTGCGCGCAGCGGGAATCGATCTCCTGCGCGAGGTAGCTCATCGCCGGTTCGAGGATTTCCTTGCTGACCTTCGCGCGGCCGCGCGGCGCCTTCAGCGCCTGCTCGGCCGAATCCCAGTCGAAGTCGATCCCGAACGGATCGTCGAAGGCGACCGACGCGTGGATGCGGTTGATCGCCTGCGGGTTGTAGGTCAGCCCGTTGCGGACCGTGAAGCGCTGCGGGTACGGGACGCTGATCGCGTCCCCGACCGGGAATTTGAGTTTGAATTCCTTCGAGTAGTCGGTGTTGAAGTACTGGCTCACCGCGCGCTTGCTCTCGAGCAAGTCGAGCGATTCCATCGCCAGCCAGGTGGCGTATTCGAACGTGTTGGGCATCGGAAATTACCTGCGGACCGTCGCGAGGCGCGCCGCGTGTTTGGCGGCCTTGAACGCGGCCTGATCGCCGCTCACGACCGCAGCCGTCACGGGATCGAGCGCCTCAGCGGGGCGAGATCCGAGCGTGGTCGGCGGCGCGGGCGCGTCGGTGATGGTTTTGGGGTGCGGCTTCGCCGGCGTCGGCGTGGCCGCGGTGGATGACGTGTCGAGACGGGCTTCGAGCTTGCCGAACTCGCGAATCAGATCGCGCGGCGCCAGGGTCGAGAGCCGCTGCAGATCCTCGGGGTGTTCCGAGAAGTGCAGGAGCAGCTCCGCCGTCACGGCGCTGTCGAGGATCTCTTCCGCGATCGCATTCAGCGGCCCGGCGGGTTCCCCGGGCGCCAACGCGTCGAACGGTTTCAGATCGAGAATCTCGGGCTTCACCTTCGTGAGGAACTCGGGATCGGCCGCGACCTTCGTCGCGATCTGCCCGCGCACTTTCTCGGTGCGCTGCTGCTGCGCGGTCTGACGGTGCTGCTGCTCCGCCTGCGCCCGCGCGCGGGTCGCGTGCTGCGTGTCTCGCCACTCGTCGCGCGCATCGAGCCACTGCTCGAGCGGCGCATCGGGGTGCTGGTCGAGATACGTCGCGTAGTCGGGGAACTTCTCCGCTGCGGGCCTGGCCGGCGACGAGGCGGCCGGTTGATCGTCACGAGGCGTCTGCAGTTGGCGGCGCAGTTCCACGAGCTCGCGCTCCGCCCGGGCGGCGCGTTCGCGTTCGGTCGCCCGTTCGCGCAGGAGTTCCTGCACGCGCGTGTCGGCGTTCTTCTTCGGTTTGGCCGGTTCCGAGGCGGCCGGGGTCGCTGACGCGTCCGTTGACGCGGCCTGTCCGTCAGGCTGGGCCGCTGCTGCGGCGGCAGGTTGATCAGCAATAGGAGTCGATTTGCCGCTGCGTTCCTGCAGCCGGGCGGCCCGGTACGCGGCGACGTTGTTCGTCGCGACGGCCTGGTCGACAGCGGACACAGATTCAGCGGCGGCGGCGGTCGGAGCCGGTGACGAGGCGGCGGTCTGGGCGTCGGTACTCATGGAGTCCTTGTGAAAAAAATCGGGACGCAACAAAAAAGGGCTCGGCCACCGCCACGTATCCACGTGATCGGCGACCGAGCCCTTCTCGGTCCGCGTCCCTTTGTCCGTCCGCCGCGCTAGGGTGTGCGCTGGGTCCTCGCGGGATCAGCGCGAGTCAGGCGAGACGGTCAATGTCGGGTTACTTCATCGGTCGATGGATCTGTCGGAGCGGTCGACTCGCACGCGCCATCGCGCGGGCCAGCGCCGCGATCGCGGCGTCGCGGTCGCGGAGGACCGGGAACCGGCGGCCCGTGGTCGTGCTGTCGCGATCGAAATCGTGCGGCGCGTACGCGGCGCGCGTGCGCTGCAGGCGGTGCTCAGGCATCAGTCTGCACAACGCGATCGGTCAGGTGCAAACGAGCCAGGCGCTCTGCGCCCAGTACCGCACGAAGCGCACGAGCAGCTCGTTCGCATCGGCGGGCCAGTCGTTGAGGTCGATCCAGCCGGGCGTCACAGGCCACCGTCCTCGTCGAGCGCGATCTCGGCGACCGCCTTCAGCGGCAGCTGCGCGATCGTGTGGAACGGCGACGGGCGCTCGGCGACGAGCACGAGCGTCGTGCCGTCGCTCAGGACGCGCGTGATCCCGCCGTAGAGCTCCGTGCGCGTCGGCCAGCCGCGCGGCGTGATGCGGACGTTCAT